TGTAATTGTTAATGGATCTGTTCTGATCTACTCTGAGCGTCAGACTAATGCTCATAACCTACTTCCGATTCTATTTGGTCAGCCTCTCGATGATGGACTAGGTTATCAAACTAAGAGCCTAGCAGAGAATGCTCTTGGTTTCCAAGATCTCACTTCTGCTATGTGGAACTCTGTAATTGCTGCTCGTCGTAGAGCTATCTCTGATCGAGGGATTTATGATCCTTCCCGTATCTCCTCGGAGCACATTAACAACGATAATCCTGCAGCTAAGATTCCAGTTCGTCCTTCTGCTTATGGTAAGCCTGTAGGAGATTCCTACTTTCCTATTCCATTCCGTGATGACCAATCTGGTACTCTGATGCAAGAGACTGACCAGATTCTGCGTATGGCAGATAAAGTATCTGGTCAGAATCCTGCCAAGATGGGACAGTTCGTCAAGGGTAATAAGACTCGTGACGAGTTTCAAACTGTCATGGGTAATGCAAATGGCAGGGATCAATTGGTTGCAATGCACTATGAGTCACAGATCTTTACTCCCCTTAAAGAGATTCTTAAACTTAACATTCTCCAGTACCAAGGGGGAACTTCTCTCTACAACCGGGAGATTCAACAAAGTGTTAAGATTGATCCTGTAGCTCTGCGTAAGGCTGTAGTTGAGTTTAAGGTATCTGATGGCCTTACTCCTACTGATAAACTTATCAATGCAGATGTACTTCAGACTTCGATGCAGATGATCGCAACTTCTCCTGCCCTCTCTTCTCAGTACAACGTAGGCCCTCTCTTTTCATATCTCATGAAAACTCAGGGTGCTCGTATCACTGAATTTGAGAAGAAACCTGAACAACTTGCATATGAACAAGCTCTACAGGCGTGGCAGCAAACAACTCTGGAAATGGCCAAGGCTGGAGTAAGAGAATTCCCGCCTCAACCTACTCCGCAACAATTTGGTTATCAACCTCAAGGTTTGAATTCTTCTCCTGTACAGAATCAGCCAGAAGTTCAGCCGCGAGTCAATAACATTACCAATAATATCGCTAACAATGAAGGATAAGAGAAATGTTACACAATACTAACTCAAGTTTCATTTCTTATATCCTCACTGTAGGTGAGCAAGAAGCAGGTTCCCACTTCTCTCCTGAACAGAGAGCAGTAATTCAAAACTTAATTGCTGATGCAGCAGAGGAGAAAGTAGCGCTTACGTACGATCCAACTAACCCACTGAAATTCACACAAGCAGAAGCCGAACTGCAAGGTAAAATTGGCATCCTGAAGTACCTACTCGAACTTGAATCCACTTTTTCCTCTAAGGAGTAACTTAACATGAGCATTTTCTCTACTTTGTTTGGCGGTGGTAATACTCAGCCAGCTGCACAGCCTGCAGCACAGCCGCAGAATACTGGTGCAGGTCAGCCAGGTAATATTCCTCAACAAGCTAGTCAGACTCCAGCATCTTCTAATGGTACTGCACCGAATGGTGTTGTTCCTGCTGGCACTCCTGAAGCTGGCTCTGGTACTGCAGCCCCGCTAGACCAATTCAAGGATATTTGGCAACCTAGTGATAACAAAAATGAGAACCAACCTCTTATCAATGTTGATCCTAAATCGCTAGCAGAAGCAGCTAAAAAGACTGACTTCACTAAGATGATTTCTCCGGAACAACTCTCTGCAATTGGTCAAGGAGGTGAAGCTGCAGTACAAGCATTTGCTCAAGCAATGAATCAAGTTGCACAAGGAGTATATGCACAATCAGCTTTTGCTACTACTAAGATTGTAGAGTCTGCAGTTAATAAGGCTCGTGAACAGTTTCAGGCAGAAATTCCTGCTCATGTTAAGAGACTCACTGTCTCTGAATCACTCCAAAGCGAAAACCCAGCTTTCTCCCATCCTGCTGCATCTCCCATTCTCGGAGCTATCCAGGCTCAACTGGCACAGAAGCACCCTAATGCTTCTTCCTCTGAACTGACTGGTATGGCTAAACAGTATTTGGAACAATTTGCTAATGTTGTCTCTGCTCCGCAAAAGGCTGCGGATGCTAAGAAAGCAGAAGCAGGTAAGCCCAAAGACTTTGACTTCTCTACTTTCCTTTCTAATTAATAGGAGTATTCTATGTTTGTTCGTCCGATGGTATCTGAGAAAGGCATTGTTCGTGCCTCTCGTGTTGGTGATGGTATGAGCATGCACCTTGTTCGAACTGTTAATTCTGCGGCAGGTGCTCAGACTATCAGCGTTCCGCAGATTCTTGGCGGTCTTGCTGTCTTTACTGGTGCCGCTGGCGGTGTAGCTTACACTACTGATACGGCTGCTAACATTCTGGCAGCTATGCCGGACATGGATATTGGCGATACGTTTAGCTTTATTCTTTCGAATACTGCTGCTCAAGTTGCTACTATCGGTGGCGGTGCAGGTGTTACCGCATCCGGTAATCTCACTGTTAACGCTAACTTCCGTATCTTCGTTCTGGAGCGCACTGGTGCCGCTACCATGAACCTATACGGTCTGTAAGATCTAAGATCTAATTTAATTCTAGGAGAATAAAGAAATGGCTGCTGGTATCTTTAACACTGCTGCATTTACGCAAGATCATCAAGCAAAATCGTTTGCTGGTATGATTACGCGCCTTATGCCGAACGGCTCTGCTCCGCTGTTTGGTATGACTTCGATGCTGGATAGTGAAACTGCTGTTGCAATTGAACACGGCTTCTTCACTAAAACCATGCTGTTCCCTGAAATGACCATTAACGGTGCTATTGGCTCTGGTTCGGTCACTACCTTCACCGTTGTTAGCACTGCTAATATTCTTCCCGGTATGCTGTTCCGTGTGAACTCCACTGGCGAGAATATCATTGTTAACGCTGTGCTCTCGAGTACTCAAGTTAGCGTTGGTCGTGGTATCGGTACTGTCGCTGCTGCTGCTATCGCTGACACTGTTAAGCTGTTCCAAGTGGGTAATGCCTACGAAGAAGCTTCGCAGCGTCCTGGTGCTCAACAAGTTCAGCCGGTTCGTATCACCAACCTTACCCAGATTTTCCGTAATACTTGGACTATCTCGGATACGGTTCGTGCTACTCAAGTCATCGCCGGTGAGAGCAATATTGCTGAATCGCGCCAAGACTGTGCTGCCTTCCACGCTACTGCAATTGAGACGGCTTTGTTCTTCGGTCAGAAGTCGCAAGGTACGCGTAATGGCCAACCGTTCCGCACTATGGATGGTTTCCTGAGTATTGTTGGCAACCTCACGTATTATCCCCCGTCGTACGGTTCTGCTAACGTTACAGCTCTCGGCGGTACTACTACCTTTACTCAACTCGAAGCTGCTCTGGATCCGGTCTTTAACCAAGCTACCGATCCTAAGGTTGCTAATGAGCGTGTCCTGTTTGTGGGCGGTAAGGCTAAAGTTGTCTTGAACAACATTGGTCGCCTGAACGGTACGTATCAACTGGTTGATGGTCAGACTTCCTATGGTCTGCAATTCAGCACCTTCAAAACTTCGCGTGGTACGTTCCGTATGATTGAGCATCCTTTGTTCAATACTAACAGCACTTGGTCTGCAATGGGCGTTGCTGTGGATCTCTCCACGTTTAAGGTTGCCTACCTTGGCGATCGTAAGACGAAGAACGAAGAGTTCGGTGTTTCTGGCGAAGTTGCTGACAATGGTCAAGATGCTGTCGGTGGTACTCTTACTACTGAAATGACCTGCGTTATCAAGAACCCGCCTGCTAATGCTGTTCTTACCAACTTCACTGCAGCCGCTGCCGGCTAATTGAAGACGGGGATTCTCTCTAATTCCTCCTCCCTCGTTAGAGAGAATCCCCACCCTTTCTCCCACCTGTAAGGAAATCTAAAATGCCTGAATTGTTTAAGCTGTTTAAGTCGTGTATTCCTTCTGTTCAATTCATTTTCAAGAGTGGTAAGATTGCTCATTTCCGCGATGGACGTTACGCAACTCGTGTTCAATCTGAAATTGAAGAACTTACTGCTGAATGTGAGGCAGGTCATCCTACCTTTTTCATCGACGGAGAAGAGAAAGAGGCCGCACGTGAGCAACTTGATCCTATGGATGAACTGAGGCAAAAATTCTTTAAAGAGTTCCAAGAAGCTGCAGCTGGTAAAGTTGTAGATCCTGGTAACTCTGTCAGCGGTGCTGTAGGAGAAGGTGCAGGTATGAGTACTTCTGCTACCTCTGGACTCTCCGCTAAACTCTCTAACTCTCTTAAGAAGTAATATTGTAAGGACTTTAAGTCATGGCAACTTTCACCGAACTTTGTTCCGATGTGTATACTCTTACAGCTCGGCCTGACTTGGTTAATGAAACTAAGTTGGCGGTGAAGGCTGCCACCCTTAAAGCCCATCAATCTGATTTCTACTATAAAGATCTATATGAAACAGGTGTGAGTTTCTCTGCTGAAGATTACACTCAGGTTCTAGAATTCAGATCCTTACTTCCCAG